CATATTGCACACAATCGAATTGATAAGTTTTACCCAGACAACACAGTACGTTTACCTTCATTTGTTATTCCTGAAGGAATGACGGAGGATGAGGCATTAAGTGTCGCCGCATCGAACGGATTACAGGCAAAATATTACAGCATGATGAATCCTTGTTGTAAAGACCAGCGATATATTGATCGTCTGGAACACGAACTTAAGGTTATCAAAGACCGTGGGTTCAGTCGCTATTTCTTAACAATGAAAGCGATTGCGGACAAGGCGTCATCGATGCAGTTGACCGGCCCATCTCGTGGTTCTGCCGGTGGATCTTTGGTAGCCTATGTGCTTGGAATTACTCAAGTTGATCCAATTAAATATGGGCTGCTGTTCAGTCGTTTCTTGCGTTCTGATGCAAAAGATTATCCAGATATTGATTATGATGTGTCAGACCCAATGGTGCTGAAGGAAGCATTAGTTAAAGAATGGGGCGAAGATAATGTTGTACCAATTTCAAATTGGAACACACTACAGCTTCGTTCATTAATAAAAGATATTGCAAAGTTTTACGATATACCATATCAAGAAGTAAATGCCGTGACCAAGAAAATGGTCTTTGAGGCCATTGGACCAGCTAAAAAAGAACATGGAATTAAAGCTGGGGTTTACGATCCAACCTTTGAAGAACTAATGAAGTACAGCACAACACTTCAAGAGTTTCTTAAGAAATATCCACAAGTCGAAAAGCATGTTAAGACTTTGCGCGGACAAGTTCGTTCATGTTCTCGTCATGCTGGCGGATTGGTTGTCGGAGAAGAATTAAATAAATACATGCCATTAATTTATTCGGGCGGCGTAAGACAAACTCCTTGGACTGAAGGTCAAAACGTTCGTCATCTTGAACCAATGGGATTTATTAAGTTTGATATTCTGGGCCTTGGGACTTTAAGAATGATTGAAGACGCAATCTTAAGAATTCTTAAGAAAACTAATCCCAATCCTACGTTTGAGAATGTAAAAACATTCTATGATCACAATCTTCATCCAGATGTATTAAACTTTAATAACAAAGAAATCTATAAAAATATATTTCAAAAAGGTAAATGGGCTGGCGTCTTTCAATTTACAGAAGTGGGCGCTCAAGCATTTTGCAAAAGAGCTAAACCTACAAGCCTGATTGATATTGCTGCTATTACTTCAATCTTTAGACCGGGACCATTGAGTGCAAAGGTCGATAAAGAATATGTTAGAGCAAAGAGAAACCCAGAAGATATTAAATATATTCATCCAATTGTTAAAGAAATAACAGAAGAAACTTACGGTTTCTTAATCTTTCAAGAACAGATTGCACTTCTCGCACATAAATTAGGAAAGAATGTTTCTCTCGATGAGGGAAATCTTCTTAGAAAACTCTTAACAAAGAAAGGAACAGGCAAAGTCGCGGCAAAGAAGACTAGAATTTATAATAAATTCATTGCAGGATGCTTTGAAAAAGGAATCGACAAGGATGATGTTCAAAGGCTGTGGGATACTTTTGAGTATTTCAGTGGGTATGGCTTTAATAAGTCTCACGCTGTTGGGTATAGCATATTATCTTATCAGTGTGCTTGGTTATTAAACTATCATCCAGCAGAATGGTGCGCGGCATTTTTAAATAAAGAACCTGAGACTCGAAAAGAAAGAGCGATTAATGTTGTAAAAACTTTAGGATATGATATTCAAGAAGTGAATATTAATTTATCTGGAAGAAGCTGGGATGTTTCCCCACTTGGAGATCTGATTCAACCACTAACGTCGATCAAAGGTTTAGGTGATAAAGCGATGGATCAGATTCTTGACCATCGACCATTCAATACTATTGAAGAATTGTTATTCAACGAGGAAATAAGTTATTCCAAACTTAACAAAAAGTCGTTGGATGTTTTGGTTCGATCAGGTGCTTGCGATTCTATTGTTGATGATAGGTTTAAGCACTGTAAGCATTTGTGGTTATCAATTATTGATAATCGGCCAAAGAATAAGAAAAAGTTAGATGAAAACATTAATAAATATTTGGGTGAGTCTGATTTTACTGAAGGTGAAAAGATTGAAAATGTTGTAAACCTCACAGGTATCTTTCCCTTTGAATTGGTCTTAGACAAAAAGGTTAAAGAAAGATTAGATTACTTAAAGGTTCCACCGATTGCAGAATACGATCAAGATTTACAACTGTGTTGGTTTATTCCTCGGGAAATTATACCAAAGAAAACCAGAAACGGTAAAACCTTTTGGATCATTAATGCAATTGATGAAACGTGTCAAACAACTAACATTAAGTGTTGGAACGTGAGGCCGAACGAACAAGTTCACTTGAATAGACCTTACGTGAGTAAGCTGGAACATGATCCTCAATGGGGGTTTTCCACACGTTCTATTAAATGGAACTTTAAATTGGTAGGATAAAACATGAGTAACGACGAAATAACACTGGAAATGTATAAATTAATTATTGGATCCGATGAAGTTGAGGCTGAAGCAGCAGATACTATCTCGGAATACTTAATTGAACGGGCAGCTTATTATGGAAATCAATTGGGCAGGCAACACAAAAGAGTAAGAGAGTTTGATATTGTAAAAGATGCAATGTCAGGCGGCTGGATTTTAGTTTTTATGTGTGATAGGTGGTTTTAATGAGCGAGTGGGATGACTATAAAGTTGTTATAGAGGATATGGAACCACGTTCAATTTCCAAACCTCAATTAATAACGATTATTAATGAGAAAATAAGCACTCAGTGGACGCATCGTACTCGGGCGAGCACAATTGAGATAGACGTTCAGCCTGAGTGGAAAAAGATTTTAAGAGAAGATGGCTCTATTTTATGGGACTATCACAAATTAGGTTGGAAAGCAATGCATTATCAAAAGAAGGAACAAAATGGTAGTGTCAACCGCGATTGGCTTAGTTTTAAATATTTAAATTATAAAGGAAAAAATAAATGATTATTGAATATACAAGAGTAAGAAATCAGGTAAGACCACCTGAACGAGCAAACCCCAGCGATGCAGGATTGGATTTGTTTTTTAATCCAGAACCCAAAGGAATTTTGCCCAGTCCCAAATTAGATAGTGTGTTGATTGAGCGAGGTCAAAGCGTATTATTGTCAACGGGATATAAATTTGGTATCCCGCATGGATATATGTTAGAAATAAAAAATCGTTCTGGTATGGCAGCGAAACGATCTTTGTTAGTGGGTGCTTGTGTTGTGGATAGTGGATATAATGGAGAGGTTTTCGTTAATCTTCATAATATTGGAGATGCAGGACAAATAATTGAACCGCAAACTAAAATTGCACAAGCAGTGTTAGTTCCTGTTGTTCATTTTAGAGCAGTTGAAACGCAAGGTGATCTATACGATTGGTATCCCATTGCTATTTCTGATCGTGGTGATGGAGCATTGGGTTCCACCGACGAAAATAATGGTGAGCATCTTAATAAAAGTCCGAACGGCACAAAAAAATAAAATGTATGAGTCACAATTAAGAAGCGCAATAAAAACCATCACCTGGAGATTCATTGCAATTATCAATAGTTTTGTTATATTGATAATTGCAACGACAGATGATGCCTTATTGAATGCTATATATATGAATTTAACTGGTGTTTTTCTTTATTACTTTTTTGAGAGAATATGTAGTCGAATATCATATGGAATAGTGGAGGATAAGAATTGAATGTCTAGTTTAAGCAAAAAGATTCAACGCGAAAAAGAAAAAGCAGCTAAAAAAGAGTTACAAAAAAAGGTTGGACTCTTTAGTAAACTGTCTGACCAGTGTTTAGTTTGTCAAAAGGATTTTGATAAAAAAAATAAAGAAATGGTTATGAGTTGGAATGTTATCATTAAAGAAGATAAAGTTAGACTTTATTGCCCTAAGTGTTGGGACAACGCCAAAAATTTAATACAGGAAATAAAAGATGGATACGCAAACTCAAAAGCTAATGTTTAGTTCAAAATCTAACGAGTGGGAAACACCCCCCGATTTTTACAGTAAATTAAATCATCGATTTAAGTTTACTCTTGATCCTTGTGCTACTCACGATAATCATAAGTGTGATAAATATTACACCCAAGAAGATGATGGATTATCTAAAACCTGGAAAGATGAAACAGTTTTTGTAAATCCTCCATATGGTGATATTGGTAAGTGGGTAAAAAAATCTTATGACGAATCAACAAAGAATAATGCCGTTGTGGTAATGTTAATTCCCGTAAGGACTGATACAAAATATTGGCACGATTATATTATGAAAGGTGCCAGCATGATTTATTTTATTAAAGGTAGACTTAAATTTAAAAATAAAGTTATTGCTGATTATACGGGAAAAACAGCTTTATCACCCGCGCCATTCCCATCTGTCGTAGTTGTTTTTGGCGGTTTACGATGGAGTCCTGGTCCACGGGTGGCCTCTCTGGAACGACAATGACAGAGAAAAAAACAAAAATTATGTTTACTGTAACTGAGCGAACTAAAGCTGATTTTAAGTTGCAGCTTCAATATGATAGTTTAACACAAGTGAAGTTTTTTCGTTCATTAATGGAAGGTTACATCTATAAAGATTCTGATTTGATGGTTTATATTAATAAGTTTAAAAAACAAAATTCTATTCAAAACATCACTCAACGAAAACGGATAATGACCAACATTAAACAGGCATCCGACACGAAGAATAAATTTGCACTCGGTGATGACGAAGTAGAAAATATTTTTGATATTTTAGAAAAGGAACATCCAGACTTATGAATTGTTATACTAAATGTAAAAAGAACAAGAAATGTTGCAAGGTCAAAGAGTGCCGATTGTGGATAGATTATCCAGAAGATTTGAATTGCACTGAAATTTCAGTTCAAAAAAATGATAAACTTGTGTTTCGTGAAATAGGAAATCGACTTAAGTTAACTCCATCACGAGTTAAGCAAATTGAAACAGGCGCACTTAAAAAACTAAACACTCGATTAAGCTCACTTTTCAATATTTTATAACGGGTCTTTTTGTTATTGTGCTTACTATTTATACGAGTAAGACTTTAATAAGTTAAGGAGAAACTCGCAAATGGCAAAGAAAAAACAAAAGCCACTATTACAAGAAGGAACCGTCCGCCGCATGATGAAGCTGGCAAATATGGAAGCTATTGGCAATGGTTTTATCACTGAAAAATATACCACCTTGCAGGAAGAAAATCCATTTGGTGGTGACAAAGATGATCGTAAAAGGGGCGGGAAATATACTCACGAACGCGATGATACGCAAGAAGAAGAAGACAAAGCTGATTATGAGAAGCCAACTTCTAAAAAAGGCAAAGAACGTCGTGAAAAAGCCGACTTAGACGAGAATATTACCGAAGAAGAAGAACTTGAACTTGGCGCTGAAGAAGAAGTTGATGTCGAAGGTGAAGAAGAAATTCCTGGTGAAGAAGAAATGGAAGCAGGTGACGAACTTGAAGGTGAAATCACCATAACCGACGACGAAGCGCAAGACATTATTGATCTCGCTGATAAATTAAAAGGTGCCGTAGGCGGCGAAGAAGAAGCTCCCGAAGAAATGCCTGGTGAAGAAGAACTTGAAATGGGTGCTGAAGAAGAAGTTGGTTTAGAAGAACCGGGCAATCGTATGTACGAAGAAGGACTTTTTGAGGCAGCACTGCGAGGGCTTGATATTGATCTAGTAGATGATCAGGCTCAAAAACAAGCAGCATTAATGAAAGAAGTAAAAGGGCGCATTTATAAGCGAGTTATAAATCGTCTTTTGCGAGAAAATCAAGCTCCTAAAAAACGTTCCCCCAAACAATAATTTCTTGACTTTTTTATAAAGCTAGTGTATAGTTAATACATGGCCTATGAAAAACAATTAATTGATCATTTTGAAAACCCCCGAAATGTAGGAACACTTGACAAGGACGATCCCGAAGTTGGAACTGGTCTTGTAGGTGCCCCCGCCTGTGGCGATGTAATGCGCCTGCAAATTAAAGTTAATGATAAAGGAATAATCGAAGATGTTAAGTTTAAAACTTTTGGGTGTGGCTCTGCTATTGCTAGTTCCTCTCTTGTTACTATGTGGGTCAAGTCCAAAACAGTTGAAGAAGCAGAAAAGATCACGAACCAACAAATCGTCGAAGAATTATCGCTCCCGCCCGTAAAAGTTCATTGCTCTGTTCTTGCAGAAGATGCAATTAAAGCAGCTATAAATGACTGGAGAAACAAATGCAAGCCCAAAAAATAGAATTTACAGAATTTGATGAAGATGAAGAACTACCTTTGTCTTTTACTAATGAAGCCATTCAAGCAGCCAAAGATGCTATCGCTGCTGAAGGGTTAAAACCAGGAGAAAACTTACGTGTTGGGCTGCGTGGTGGAGGATGTGCTGGATTTTCTTACGTTCTGGATTTTACTGGCCCAAAAGCAAATGATTTCATTATGAATTTTGATGGAGTTGTTGTTTATCTTGATCCTATGTCTGCCATGCACTTAG